TAGCGGTTCATAAACTCTTGGTTTGCTGTTTCTCCACCAAAAGAAGTTTTAGCCATTGATGGCATCATGGATGTAGAGGTAGACATATTTCCAATGTCTCCGCCACCCTTTGTGGCTCCACGGACAGCACCAGGAACCTTACTAGCACTAGAGCCAATCGTCTTTAACGACTTCTCTATGCCAGCAAGTTTCTTTACGATGTCATCTAATTCCTTATTGGTTTTAGATAACGACTCGCTAATATCGTCTGCCACGTGTCAACTCCTAATAGCCTTCTTGCATAAGATGAATCCAGTTACGTCTTTCTCTAATACCGAGTTCTTTAATCTCAGTTAGAGTCCAGCCTTGATGCCTGTCCGACAAAGCCAGCCATTCAGCCACTAATGTCGAGTAGTCAGTTGTGCTAGAAACGAAAAAGGGTCCCCAGATTAAGGGGAACAAATACCTCGCTATCACAATCAGGGCAATCCACCTTGATGTCATCAAAGATTGGACCAAAGTTTCGGCTGTTAATTTCTGACGCAATCTTTTTGCGGTCATTAACACCGAGATTTTGTACCTGTGCTTTTCCAATTACAGGGCTGCCATTAATTGTGTTTACGCAGTTTTCTAACAGAATAGTGGTTAGTTCTGCCACTGATTTATCAGCGTTATTTACAAGGTCTTTTTGAGTATGACCAGTAGGAAGTGAAATTTCTACTGGTCCAACTTTACAGTCAACTGTAAAATTACGTTGGTAAATATCTAGAATTGCCTTAATTTTTACATCTTCGTTAATGTTGATTTCAACATCTTTAAAGGTGTTGTCTTCTGGGCAAAGTCCTTGCAATATGGCAGTATTTCCAAAGGTTGCTTTGTAAATAGCAATCATAAGAAAGTCTCTGTCACCTACAAGTAGATTATCTAGCATTTCTTCAGTGGCTTTTTCTTCGCCAATACGTACAACTCCACGAGAAAGAATTGTGAGCAATGCCTTACCTACGTTAGTAGCACGGGCAATTGCTTCTTCATCTTTACCGTTTAGTTCACGTACTTCGACTTCTCTAATGACTTCCCCAGCGGGTGTCACATACCCGCCAGGGAGTGTCACTACAGTTTCAGAAGGGTGCAGAATGGTTACGCTTTTATCTCCAGGCTTTTCTGCCAAAGATTGAGCAACCATCTGGTTTACGAGGTCGGGATTATCTGCTGCTTTAACAGAGTTAACTGTTTGTGTAGTCATGTTGTGGTCCTATTCTCTTCTTAGTTAGTTTCCACCTGAAGCACCAATTGCTGGTGCTGGTGTGAATACGTTGTTAGTCATTCCTGACCATGAGCAATCAAAGCCTTCGTGTACTAGCGTCATCTGCTCTACGAATAGAGAGTTGTCACCAGCGTTAAGGTCTGAGTATGCCACAGCAGTAGGCCATGCGTTGTAAACCTTGAACTGCATTGCGACATCTTTTACGCCTTCTTCTGCAGCAGTAATCACTGGAATTGGGTGTGCTAGAACTTTGATAGTTATATCGCAACGAAATCCTTGGTCAATAGTGCGCTTTGGTCCACCTTGGACAGTTGCGAACATATTACGCATCCAATCCCACTTCTGCTTCTTTCCAATAACTACGCCATTTTGTAGCGTAATTGGCTGGAAAGAGGTTTGTCCTGGGATTTGATGAACGGTGGTGTTGAAGCCACCTTCACGATACGGAATCGAGTCAGTTGTTACCGCTAAGCCTGACACTGAAGTAAACCCTAACGTTGCTGATGCAATGTTTAGGTTTGTGTCAGTGCTATTAACAGCACTAAAATTGACAAGAAACCGAAAGTTACGAATCGGGTCAGTTGTTAACGTGGACCGATTTTGATAAATGCTTGCCATTTACTTTACCTTCTTTCTTAGTTTGCTGTCTTTTGGCTTAAGGTAATGATTACAAACTCGGCTGGATATTGCAGAGCAACTCCAACTTCGATGTTAACTTGTCCTTGAGCAATCAGATTGTCTGGGTTGTTTTCAGCATCAACCTTGATGTAAAAGGCTTCGGCTGCTGATGCACCGCGAAGACCGCCTTGATTGCGGTATTCATTTAAGAACGATGTAAAGGTTGTGTCAATACGTTCCCACAGTCTTTCATCATTGTTCTCAAATAGTGCAAATTGAGATAGGTCGTTCAGTTTCTTACGAATAAAGATAAGAGAACGACGCATGTTTACATACTTGTTTGCAGTTCCGTCTTGCTTCAAAGTACGAGCACCCATTACTGAGAGACCTGCACCTGGAATCTGACGAATTGGATTCACTGGACCAACAGCACTGTTCATGCTGTCAAGTTCTAAGGATGTAAAGGTTCTTTCAAGAGCAATTGCTCCTGCAACAGTTGTTCCAATACCTGCTGGGGATTTAAATGGTCCAACAGTTGCATCAGTTGCTAGGTAAATTCCAGCAACTGCTCCTGCAGGTCCAATTAAACGAATTGCAGATGCACCACGCCCTACTGGGTCAGTGATGTAGTAGTGTGGGTAGTACACAGCACCGTGGCTAGGACCAACAAGTGCAGTAGCGACAGAAAGAGCCTGACTTACTGTACGTGCTGCTGGTGTCTCAGCAACAACAAAGTGCTTGCCATCTCCTGCAGCCCAAGACATTGCTGCTGCAATAATCACACTTGCGGTATTTGCTCCCATGAGCACATCTAGTGCTGGGAAGAAAACAACAAGTGGTCTATCAATTTTGTCAAACTGTGCGATGTATCCTGTGGTTACATCGTTAAAGTCTGCTTCAACAATAGTTCCACCGTTTGAACCGCCAGTTAATGGATACACAGATGTGTTTGGAGCATTAACTGCGTCAACGATAGTGAGCGTAACGTAATTAGATAGCGTGTTTACTACAGTTGCTGCATAATCACTTAGAGTAGTTCCTGCAAATACTACGTTTTCAAACAACTCAAGAAGAACATCGTTTGTAACGTCTTGAGCCGTTCCAGCAACTCCTTCTTTGTAAACAGAGATGTCATAGTATCCTGCACCTGCGACACCTGCAGTTACTCTAACGCGAAGGTTATTGCCCTCTGTTCCTCTATCACGAGCAGCAAAGGTAAGTACGTTTCCAACACCTGCTGCACGAGGTACTGAAACTCCCGCTAATGCTGCATCGCCTGGAAGAATACGCTTTACGTAAAGTTCGCGTCCACCGTTTTGGAAGAACGCACCAACTTGAAATGATGCTGGAAATGCGGCGTTGTAGCCTCCGAAAATTTTGGTAAATTCATACCAAGATGAAACGTACGTTGCTGTGGTTGGACCACTTGCAAATGTACCAACTACTGCTCCTGCTGCTTGGGCTGTGCCAAGAGCAGCAATAGGTGCAGGTAATAAGCGTTCACTGATGTAAACGCCTGGGCGTTTGTAAACTGTCATTCTTTTTTCTCCTAACTAGGGTTTAGTGTTGGCGTTATTGTGGCGTTATTGTGAACGTATCGACCCCAAAGAATTTCCCGCGAGGGGTTCCAAAAGGTCCCGATGTTGTAACTTTTTGCACCTTAAATAGTTCTCGGTATTGAGTTAGTGGCATTTCGGATGAAATACGCACTCTTATTGCATTGCTGTACAGACGCTTCCCTTGTTCAACAAGGTCACGTTTGGCAACATCTAGTACATCTAACCGACGAACTGTTTCATCGGCGGTAGATAGTGAGCCAAATCTGAGCGGTAGTCTTGTGTACAAGAGGTCGCTCAAGATTTGTCGGTCATGTCGTGGGTGACGAGCAAAAGTTGTCACTTGATAATCAAGGTAAACTGGGATTGGAAAACTTTGTTTTGCACCCTTGCCTTGTGGTAAAGCAGCAGGTCGCATGTATTTAAAGTAGGCATAATCTTGGTCACTGATAGTGCCACGCATGGCTCGTTCACGGTCTTCGGCAATATCGATAAGGTCGATGGTCATGTATGGAAATGACTGCTCACGTAGTTCTTGGTCAGGCATTCCAAACCAAACTCCTACAGGGCGATTTACACCCTCTGAGTTTGCTCTTTGGTCTGTAACGACCATGCCCTTAAGTAAGTTCTTTAAGGCTTCATCTTCGGCTAAAAATAGTTGACCAATCATTTAAGTAGTTTCCCCGCAGTCTTAAGAAGGAAGGACTCAGCATTGTTGGTTCTGTTGCCATAGCGATGCAAGGCAGGAGAAAGTTGCTTACTAGGAGTTCCATACTCTAAGTCGCCTACTTGGTTCTTTAGGTCTTCTGGAATATCGTAAATAAATTTATTGCCCTCAAATTTAACCCTGATACGGCTAACTACAGAGGAAGGCCACCCACTAGAAAGGCACTCTTGGCGTAATTCAGCAGTCATCATGACCGCTGTTTTTTGGGCTGACTGTGCTAAGACTTGGCGATAGTTATTTGTTTTCACGGCGTGACTTCTTGAATATTGCGTTGGTTGCGTACTTAGTTCCAAAATAACCAGCAAGCATCCCAATTAAAAAAGTGTGCTGACTGTTTGGTCTTTGACCGTACATACCCTTAACAAATTCGTCACGTTCGCTGGCAGAATGAATATTAGTAATCTGCTCATACCACGGAATAGACATAACTAACCTCCCAGAGGTCTCACATAATCAGCAAGTAGTACAGCAAAAACCCGCATAGTTTTTACTGATTAAAGAATAAAGCCCCCGCAATAATTACGGGGGCTTAACTCACTATTTCTTTTTGAACTTACGCTCTCGCTTGTCCTCGGCTTTTTCGCCCTTCTTACCCTCACGGGCTTCATGACGTTTTTCTGTAGCCTTGATTTTACGGACATTAGCCTCATCCATACGACGGTCATCTGCTTGGTTCTTTGGCTTACGGTGCTTCTTGTCCATCTTTTCACACTTGGCTTTTTCTTCTTTGTCCAAGCCTTTGGTTGTCTGACGGTCCTGCTTTGAGTCATTCTTCTTGTTATAGGGAAGAGGCTTACTTGCCATTACTTACCCTTTGGCTTTGGCTTGGCCTTTTTGCTGCTGTCTTTTTTGGCAAACTTTTTGTTTGCTGCAGCAAGAGTCTTCATGCCGTGCTTGTCTTTTGGCTTCATGCAGCCACAGGTAGCACACATTACTTCTTCTT